TACCAGCAAAATTACGACTCGTTAATTACTTTAAACGTCTCCGGGAATTCTTCCTCGAGACGTTTTTTTATGTCTAGAGCTATAAGTCTGTGCTCTTTTTGAGTACCTTCTTCACAGCGTAATTCAAGATAATGAATCCAGCTACGTAAAGTACCAGTCATATAAATAGTAGACTGTGTATTAAGTGGTAATATCATACGAGCGCTTTCTTTTGCTATACCTGCTTTAATAAGTGCCTGGTATGCATCATAGCTTTGCTTTTGTGCAGCTGACACCTGCAATTGTAAAGCAGCGTCTAGTATAACTGGTTTATCTCCTACTTGTCTATTAGTTTTACCCTGCTCTCTCCATTCAATTGGTTCAAGTTCAGTTATTTCTGCATAACGTTGACTAAATTCTTGAAATGTAAATGAACGGTGTCTTAATATTTGAGCTGCAATTGCACGAGATGTAACTATTTCAAACGTACAAGAAACCTGTTCAAAAATACTCCAGTGGTGGTTTTTTACGCAATAACGCAAAAGCCGTGGACCTGTTTCAACGTTATTTTGATTACTTGGATTACTTACTCTGGCACAGTACACAATAAATTCCTCCGCGGTTAAGTACGGTTGGTTTAAAGTGCCCTCTGGTGTGACTATTCTTTTAATTAATGGCTGAGTTACTGCAATAAGTCTTGTCTGCATTATATTTTAATAAAGTTTTTATTTTGTTTGTTGTACAGTTATATTTTTTGCTTAAAAAATTAATAGATGCCCCGGTATTATAGTCTTGTAAAACGTCTTTTTCAATATGTTCAGGAAACTTTGTACGTAAATAAGTTTTATACCCTATAAGAATACGCGTACTGTCTTTATGAGACTTACCATACATAGAATTATTTTTACCGCTATGATTCACTCCTGGTTTAAATCTACCTTGAGAATTTAAAAATTCTTTACTTACTTTACCTTCCTCATAACGTTTTTTTGAAGATGCGGAGATTTTTTTAATAATTTGTTCTCTATTAGGGTGCATACTTATAGTATCTCCACCCCCGGCAGACTGTGCAACATTTAATAGTAATGCGGTTTTTCTGTATTTATTTAAAAAATATTGCTCTCTAATTAAAATATCCTGCACAGTACAAACTTCTAATTTTAGAAACAGTAAGTCTTTTTTACCGTGTTTATTATATATTCGCTGTAAATGAATGTTGTGATGTTTATTGTTTTGTAGCTTATTATAGTGCCATTTCCAACGAGATTTTATTGTTTTGCTACTACCTATATAAAATCTGCCAGTTTTTTTGCTTGTTATTGCGTATATATAACACGACATACATATACTTAGTTCAAACGGGGTTAAGATTCAAGTTTGTTTGCATTTAATTTTTGAAAATTCTATTAAACCCCTCATACCTTTATGACAGTTAGGTAAAACAAAGTCGACTGGTACATTGTCAGTATTGTTAGCTACACACATTTCATTAAAGTCTTTATACGGCACTGAAGGCCATATAAATACAGTTTCGCCTTTTTCTAAAAGTTCTTTAGTTATTTTATAAGAAGTTTTATCCAACCATTGGTTATCTAATACATAAATTAAGTTATGCATAGGATATGATTTCTGTATTAGTTCTAGCTGCTCTTCAGTAGGGTGAATACCAGCTAATGCTACACTATTACGCAAAAACATAGCATCAATAGGCCCTTCCTGTAAGAATATATAATCTATATCAGGAGATACTTTATCTAAGTTAAATACACCTTTATCACTGTTTGCTTTAGACAAATACTTTGCTCTATCCTCGTCTTCTTTATACAGAGCTCTTGATTGATATGTTACTATTTTACCTTCTGTATTATAGAAAGGAAATACTACTCTATTTTTATGAGTCATATCAGTCAGACTTAACCAGAGAGTTTTAGGTTTATTAACAGCAGTGCTTAACCGTCTTTTATTGATAAACTCAAGAGCATCCTTAACTACCTGGTTTTCTTTATAAAACGATACCTGATTACTGTCAAACAAATTAATACTATCGTAAGGTAAAGGATTAGGGTTTACCTTTTTATAAAAATCCGACCTCTTAATAATATCTTCGACAGTATCTGCATGTGAACCTGCTTCTGCTAGTATTTCGCTAACAGACATCTGAGTCATTTCCTTTACAAATTCTAATCCGTTTTTACTATCACCGCAATTATGACAAAATAAATGATCATCTTCCGGAATATAAAAGAATCTACGTTTTTTACCTGCACTCTTGCCTTCATGACAATACGGACACTCTCCGGCATACGTATTAGTTGTCTTTTTGTAAGTAGGCCTCTTCGCGTATTGGAAGAAGGTCTGTATTACAAAGTTTTGAGGAACGATCATAAAGTAAGTATAGTATATGGGTTACCCTAAAAATAGCAAATGGATACAAGGAATTTACACCCCTATTAACAAAAATAAATACATGGGTAGTGCTAACCCTGTATACAGGTCTGCATTAGAAAGAGACTTCTTTTTATTTTTTGATAAGAATCCTAATGTTACTGCATGGGTGAGTGAAGGCATAGTTGTACCTTACTACAACGACGTAGATCATAAGGTACATAATTATTATGTAGATTTAATAGCAGCTATCAAGCAAAAAGACGGTACAGTGCAAAAATACTTGATAGAACTTAAGCCATTTTCACAAACACAACCACCTAAACAATCAGACAGGAAAAAAAGAAGCACTGTCTTGTATGAACATTTAATGTATCACAAGAATCAGTGCAAATGGAAAGCCGCGAGTGATTACGCGGCTAAAAAAGGAATGAAGTTTATTGTATTAACTGAAAAATATCTTACAACTCAGTAGGATCAATAGGCTCATCTCTCATATTGATCTTAGGTTCGTTGTAGTCGATTTCACCTGGTTCTTCTTCTGGTTCATCAGCAGCAATTGCTTTTCTACCTGGTCTTCCTTTTGATTTAAGACCATGCATTTTATAAAGAGCTTGACGCACACGATCATATTTTGCTGCTAATTCCTGTTTGCGTAATGCTTCAGGATCAGGTTCAGCTTCTATGTCTTCTCCGCCACGCACATCTGCAATAGCATTTTTAATTACTTCAGGATCAAGATTAAGAGGTGTTTCTTCTGAATTTTGAGAATCAATAGCAGACATTACTTCTTCAGGAGAAGCCTCTGGGTTGTGCTGTAGGTAATTTGCAACAGCGTCTTTAGTTCTTAAAGTATCAGGAAGTTCTTTATACTTTACACCAGCTGGTTCAGCAGCTGGTTCAGATACTTTAGGTGCACCACCACTTATTTTACCCGCATTAAACTCTTTACGAGCATAAGCATAAGCTGTATTTTTTGAAAGACCTTGTTTTTCAAGTTCTGCTGCTCTTGCTAGGATAGCAGGATTCTTTGGTTTAGCCATTTCTAGCTCAAAGGTAGATTCAGCAATATAGTTTATAGCAGCATCGAATTTCATATACAATACTTATTATAATTTAAACTGTTTTTTATCCGTTAAACCTAATTGATCAGCTAGCATTTGTTGTTCAGCAAGATCTGTAGCAATTAATGATTCAGATTCTCCGAAAAACTCACATTTTTCATTGATATAAAGAGTCATCATAGCAATACGCTCTAGAGGAGTACCGTAAATCGGTATAATTGGTGGGCAGTCATCTGCTTCAAAAAAGCGAGAACGGCCAGTTTCCCATGCTTTATAGAGAGTATCAAATAAAACAGCAATCTCTCCACGGTAAATAGGGTCAATATCCCTGTTTGGTTTTTGCTTTAATAGCACATCGTTTTCAAGTGTAAGAGGTATGTAAAATATTACGGAATAAAACTTTACAGCTTGTCTTACTGCAGATACACACTTATCAATGAACGCTTCATCTACACCACCCAAGCCTTTTTCGTATAACCATAACGAATACACTAAGTTATCAATAGGTGTACGATCAAAAACCATCTTTTTCTTACCGTAATTAGCCATAGCTTCATCGATAAGAAAGTTAAGAATAACTTCTTGAGATTCCTTCGTACCTTCTTTATTAATTGTAAGGTTTTTGTCTTTAATTAAATCCCGGTAGCTTTTTTCTGGACGAGACAATTGAGGCCATTGTAGCATCATATCTTCTACAAGGGTAGTTTTACCGATACATTGGGTACCAATGATACCGATTTTATTAAGTTTAGGTGTACTCATTTATTAGAATTTACGTTTAATAGTAATATTAGCAACCTCATTCATCATCTTCAGGTGGTTGACCGGTTTCCACATCTACCCAATCAAGTACACAATTGTGAGGTGGGTTGTAACCTATAG